AGTTAAAACTATAAGATTTGGAGAACAAGGAGCTAGTACTGCAGGTAAACCTAAGTCAGGAGAGTCAGCAAGAATGAAAGCTAAACGTAAATCATTTAAAGCTAGACATAGAAAAAATATATCAAAAGGTAAAATGTCTGCAGCTTATTGGGCTGATAAAGTTAAGTGGTAATTATGTGTGAGTCTTGTGAACATAGTTGTCATTGTAGTAATAGTGGTCAATGTCCTATTGAAGATTGTGGATGTTTAAACTGTGAATGTTATGAAGATTAAAAATGAAAATAAGTGAAAACACCTCCATCTCAATGCCAGCTCGTAATCTTATCAGCATTATTGGTGCTTGTGTTGTGGGTGCTTGGTTCGGGTTTGGAGTCATTGAGCGGCTTAATAATATAGAAACAAAACTTCAGCTTATGGAAAAAGATTTAGATGCTGCAAATACTTTTATTGATGGAGTTCCTAAAGGAGACATGGTTAGTCCACAAGTTCAAGAACTCTATATGTTAGTTGAGTATCTTGCTGAAAGTACAGAAAAACTTAAAGAGCAAATGGAAGCTGAGATACCACTCATATTAAAGAATGAAATGATTATACAGTTTCATGAAGAAAGATTAATAGATTTAGAGGAACGAAAGAATGGGAATCATTGAAACAGTTATCATACTTAGTTTGTACGTCTATGATGGTGGCAACAAAACTATTGAAGGTTGGTATCACCAGGATAATTTGAGTACATGTCTCGCAGCCAAACGCACGGCCGAAAGAAACTCTGGCAATCAAGTACAATATACTTGCACTCTAGAAAAATGTGAATTTTCAATAGACCAAACTGGTGTAAAACATTGTGAAAAAATTATTAAATAATAATCCTGTGGCTAAAGAATTAAGAACATCTAAATATAAGTCTCAAGTTATAAAAAATAAAAAGAAAGACTTAGAAAAACATAGACAATCTTCTCAAGAAAAACTAGCAGAATATTGGAGGTTAATTTAATGGCTGCAAAAAAATCTAAAAGTAAAGTAAATCAAGCAGGTAATTATACAAAGCCTGGTTTAAGAAAAAGAATATTTGCCAGAATAAAGGCAGGTAGTAAAGGTGGCGGACCAGGACAATGGTCAGCTCGTAAAGCACAAATGTTAGCAAAAGCTTATAAGAAAGCAGGAGGAGGATACCGTGGCTAATCAAATACCAGAAGGTCCAAAAGGTGCTGGACTAAGAGCACTAAAAGAAAAAGAACCAGAAGTTGTAGCTAGAATGGGTTACAATAAAGGTGGAGCTGTTATTAACAAACCAAAAAAACCATTAAAAGAAATTAAGTAATGCCTCACTACACACAAAGATTAGACAAAGTAATTAAAGGTTTACAAAAAGCTTCTAAGACTCACGCTCGTCAAGCAGAAATATTATTAAAAATATTAAAAGACCAGAAAACAGATTATGTCAAAAAGAAAAAAAGACCCGAAAGTAGGAACAGGAAAAAAACCAAAAGGTAGTGGTCGTCGTTTATATACTGACGAAAACCCCAAGGATACTGTTAGAATAAAATATGCAACACCTGCGGACGCTAGAGCTACTGTCGCAAAAGTTAGACGAATTAATAAACCATATGCTCGAAAGATACAGATACTTACGGTTATGGAACAAAGAAGTAAGTTTGGAGGTAAACCAGAACAAGCAAGGATTGCAAAAAAAGCAAAAGAAAGTTTAAAGAAGAAACACGATGGCACTAAAAAAAAGTCAAAGAAGTCTTAAGTCTTGGACTAAACAAAAGTGGAGAACTAAGTCAGGTAAAAAATCTTCAGAGACAGGAGAAAGATACCTACCGTCTGCCGCTATAAAGGCTTTGACACCTGCAGAATATGCAGCAACGTCAAGAGCTAAACGTAAGGGAACTCGAAAGGGAAAACAACATGTTAAGCAGCCAAAACGAATCGCCAAAAAAACCAGACAATACAGAAGAACAACTTGAGTTTGAATTAGAAAAACTTAAAAAGAAAAAAGAAAAAGAAAGAAAGAAAAAATTTAACTTACCAGACAACCCATTAGATGAATTATTAAAGGACAAGTATACATGGAAGAAGAACAAAACACACAACCAATAGAAAATAATAACGTACCAGAAAAAATGTCTGGTATGCTTACTATGCGTGATGGAACTAAAGTAGACCCTTTTAGTTCTCCAACTCCAGGAGAAAGTTTAACTAAAAGTCCTGATGAAAAGTTTCCTTGGGAAAGAGCACCTAGACATTCTGAAGTAGAACCTTTTATGAAGTCTTTACTTTTACAATTAATTGAAAAAGAAAACTATATTAATTTATTAGGTTTGTTTATTAGTAAAGTACCAGTAGAAGAAATTACTCAAGTTATTTTGTATAGAGCAATGTCTAAAGGAGAAATTAATAATGACCTTATGCTTTTATTAATTGAACCTGTTATGTATTTAATTATCGCTATAGCTGAACATGCTGAATTAGAGGTTGTAATGTATGAAGGTGAGGACGAAGAACTTTCTGAAATGCCTCAAGATGCTAAAGATTTATATATGCAAGAGTCTAAAAAATTAAATGAAAATAAAACTAATGGCATAGCAAGTTCTGCAGTTGCTCCATCATTACTTGCAAAAGTAAAAGAGCTGCCAACTGCTGAAGAAGCAGGAGTGTTAGATAATCAAGAAGAAAGTGAAGAGGATTTAGATGAGTAAACTAGATTTATTTAAAGATATATTATATACTGTAGCTGATATAGATAATGACAGTTTTGAAGTAAACTCAGCTGAGGCTAAAGAGTTACTAGCTGAAGAAGGAAAATATTGGAGACAAGAAGCTTTTAATAGGTACGATAGAGATACTGCAATATATGAAGATGATATAAAAAATTATAGAACTAGAGAAAATAAAATAAAAAGTTTAACTAGTAACTATGCTGGAGATGTTGATACTTTAGCTTCAGAATTAGCTCTATTAGATGGTTATGATTTAACAACTATAGAAAGCCCATCAACTAGAAGAAATATTATTAACAACTATAAAGCTAATTTTATGGGTTTTGATGCTGATGGTAAAAAAGTAGATAATATAAATAATGCTGTTAGAGTAGAGTTTACAGATTCTGTTCCAGAACCTATTGAACCTCTTTTATCTTCTTACTATGATGCTCAAGCGATGAGTAAAGCCACAGAAGATTTAGATATTAGAGGAGATATAACTAACAGAATTAAAGGAAGAACAAATAATACAGACGAAATCCTTGGAAAAATACAAGAAGAGTTTACAGAAAAAACTAAACTTAAAACTATGGATTATAAAAATTTCTTTAATGACCCAGAAACAAGAAGTGTTAATGTTAATCCTATAGAATCAAAACTTATTGGTGAACCTACTGCTGAAGACCTTGAACTAAGACAAGAGTTTTTAAAATCAGCAGGTTATGAAGGTGCTTATGATACATGGCAACGAGAATTTCAAGGAATTGTAAATATGAATAGTGATGATTATAATGCTTATGCTCAATTACTACAAAATATTTTACAGTTAAGCACAGACGAAGTAGATGACCTATTTGTAATTGATACTGTTGAAGGAAAACAAGTACGAAAAGGTTTAACTTTAGAGGGTAGAAAGTTCTTTAATTCTATTGCTCCTATACTTGATGAAGTTTATAAAAAAGCAGACATTTCTTTTACTTTAAATCCTAGCTATAATACCTATCAAACGTTTATAGATAGAGACTATGTAATGAATTTAACAGAAACAATAGGTAAAGCTAGAACTATTGATTTTAGAGCTAACGATTATAAAGCTATCTTTGGCTCAGATAAATTAAGAGTTTACATGATACCTCAATCTATTGTTTCAACTGAAGATTTAATAGGACTAGCTAATGACCAAAAATTAGATGAGTTTAAATCAGCTGTACAAGAAAAAACAAAAGAAGAGTTTAAAACTTTACAATCATGGAAAGGTGTTAGTGATGAAGAAAAGAAAAACTTTATAAATAATACTTTCCCATTAATAGTTCAATCAACAGCTAATACTTTTCTTGGAACTACTACAGAAGAGACAATTGACACTGGTGAAGAAGTTATTGACCCACCAACAACTATAGCTCCTACGATACAAGATGGAAAATTAATAGGTGGAGATATTCCGTCAGTTGATGGTAAACCAGGTTCTATTGACCTTGAAAGTTTAAAAGACCCTAAAAATTTAGAGGAGTTAAAAAATAGTTATCCACAAGCTTATGAATATTATATAAATAATATACCTCAACTTAATAAAGGTGGGTTACTTGATGAACAAGATTTTTTAAATAATTTTAAAACAAATTTCAGCGACTAACATGGTACTACAAATTCAACCTTTTGAAGAAGAGTTAACAACTCTTCCTACACAAGAAGATAACATACCGAAACCTCTTGTTCAAGCTTATGAACCTAGTGAATCTAGAAAAGCAAAATATGGTGCTGCTAAAGAAACAATGGTTCTTGGTAGTGCTTGGAGAATGTTTAAAGCTGGAACTGGTTTAGGCACAGAAGGTGACACATTTGCTAAACGTCGTGAAGATGCTTACAATCAACACATGGAAGAAGTTTATGAAGCTTATCCTGAATTTAGAAGTGGTGCTTATGATAATGACGCTTCTGTTTTTGCTGGTCAAATGGGCACAGTTATAGCTGACCCTATTCTTTGGATTCCTTGGATAGGTTGGGGTGGTAAAGCTTATAAAGCAGGACAAGTTAGTGTAAAAGCTGGTCAAGCTGCTCTTGCTGCTGGTCAAAAAATTAAAGGTGCTACTGATATTACTTTAGGTGTAGGTAAATCTGGATTAGCTTTAGCGGCTTTAGGTGGTGGAACTGCAGGAGCTGACTTAGGTTTAAGAATGTTAGACCAAGAAGGAAGAATAGACCCTAAACAATGGGCTACAGGAACTGCATTAGGTGCAGCTTTTTCTCCTGCATTTGCAGCTTTAGGAATAGGTGCTAGAGCAGGTATAAATAAAGTATTTCCTACTTTATTTTCTAATAAAAGTATTGCAGATGATGTAATAAAAACATCTCTTGGTGAAATAAATAAAAGAAATAAAACTTCTAATTTATCTTTTGAAAAACTTTCTGAGATAGCTAAGAATCCAGTCATTCAATCTGCAATAAAATCTATTCAAGATAACACTATTGAGTTTAGAAATTACCAACAACTTACAAAAATTTTAGACCAAGTAGGTTTAAATAAACAAACATTAAAAGAGTTACGAAAAAAACTAAAAGAAACTCCACTTAATAAAGCTAGGTCTTATAAAGTTTTTAGTGAACGAGCTAATATTATAAAAGAAATAGCAGATATAGAAGAATTATTAAATGTTAAAATTAAAAATAGTTCTATTAGTAAAATAACTAAACTAACAAATATTACTCTAGGAAAAGCAGAAAAAGAAATAAAATTAGAAATAGCTGACAACTATAGAAAAGCTACACAAGCTCTTACATCAGCTAACGCAGAATATATAGCAGCAATAACAGAAGAAATTTATAAAAAGGGTGGTGCGGCAGCTCTTACTGACAGAATAATGAGAGGTATTTTAGCAAGTACTGTTTACCCTACATTTGGTGGAGTTATTGGAGCTACTTATGGAATAATGTCAGAGGCTGATGATGATACTGCATCTTCTGCACTTTATGGTGCTACTATCATGGGAGCTTATAGACTTATAGGACAACGAAATATAATACCCAAACAAGTAAATGATGGAATATTTAATAAAATAATTAATCAAAAATTAAATAATAGTTTATGGATTTTAAAAAGATATACAAGCATGACTACATCTACAGCCGTAGAATCTCGTGGTCCTGTTATGAAAAGATTTTCTAATTTATTATTACATAGTTTTAAAGGTGGAACTAAAAGTGTAGAACAAAAAGCTGGTGAAACTAAAGATGCTTTTAAAGCTTTAATATATGCTGAAGGTGGTATACTAGATGAAAGAACTTATGGTAATGTTTTAGTTCAACAAGTATCTAATAATATAGTTAGAGGAGCAAAGAAAAATAGCGTATTTCAAGTAACTGAAGATAGCGGTAAAACTTTTAAATCTGTCAGTATAAAAGATTTAATTAAACAAGACAAATTAAATAACACTACTGTAGTTAAAGATGCTATGGAAGTAGCTAAAAAAACAAAGTCTTTTTTAAGAGTTCATAAAAAATATTTAGAAGATGCTGGTTTTGATATAAAAGAAGTTTTAACTGATTATTTTCCTAGAGTTTATAATTTAAATTATATAGCAAAAAATCAAGATGCATTTATAGATGATGTAGCTAAAGTTTTATTAAACAAAAATAAAGGTAAGGGAGGCATAGCCACTTACAGAGAAGAAGCTCAAGATATATTTAATAAGTTAATGAAAGTAGACTACGATAATGTAATAAAAGACGTAGGATTACTTTCAGGAACAAAAGGTTCTAAAACTATAGCAGGTTTTAAACTTCCATTAAGTGAACATGTGGAGCTTGATAGATTAATAAAAGGAACATTTGATGAAGTAGAAGGACCTCTCAGTAAATACTTCATAAATGATATTAGTTTTGTTCTTAATAATATGGTATCTAAATCTACAAAATCAGTAGAGTTTGCTAAAGTTTTTGGTGTTGATGGTAGAGGGTTAAGTTTAATTTTGGATGACTTATCTGAACAATATGTAAAACAAGGATTTAAACCAAATGTTCTTTCTGGTTATCAAAAAGCAGATTTAGAAGCAGTTAAAAATTCTATTAATGCTTTATTTGGAAGACATGGAGATGAAGCTGGAAACTTTGCAAGAACAGTTGCAGGTTTAACTTCTTTTCTTACTAACACAAGATTAATGGGAACTGTAGCTCTTGCAAACTTAGGTGACATAGTACAAGCTTTTAGTAATAGTTATTACTTTAGTACATGGATGAAGGGTATTGCAGCTACTCCAATTTTACCAAGAAGATTACCGTTTAGTAAGGTTCCTTTAAAACAAACTGACCAACCTGTTGACATTTTATATATGCAACATGATAATGTAGCACGACAAGCTTTAAATAAATTAGGAGCTTCTGCGTTCGTTCAAGAGGCTGACCCAGGAAAAATTTTAAAAGCAATATCTAGAGGTAATGAATATTTTTTTAAAGCTGTAGGATTAGAAGATGTTACTTTATTAGGTAGAAGATTTGCTTATAATTTTGGAGCTATTGATGGAATAAATTTAGCTAAAGATGTGGCTAGATTAGTTGCTAAAGAAGGAAAAAATTTAGAAGATTTAATACGTTCTTCAACTTTTGCAGGTAGAAAAGCTAGAAAACTATATACAAGATTAGCTGACTCTGGTATGGCTAAAGTAGATAGCACAGGAAAAATAATTAATTTAGATGAGATAGCTAAACTTGCTACTTTTAAAAGTTGGAGAGAAGCAAAACTTGATGAGGTTGGTTTAAGATTAATGAATCAATCTGGTAGAGCATCTATGGATAGAGATGCTATTATTCCTGCAGTGGGTAATCGTTTACTATTTACTCAAACTAGAAATCCTCTTCTAAGATTAATAGGACAGTTTAGTTCTTGGGCACAAGCAAAAACTTCTCAGACAAACGCATTACTTCAGAGAATTGAAAAAGGAGATGCTAAGTTAGCAACAGGAATGCTTATGGCTCTTCCTATTTATAGTGCTATACATCAACTTAGAAGATATATAAAAAATGGATTTGAGGCAGAAGATACTAGACCTGTAGATGCTTTTGCAGATGGAGTAATTTTATCAGGTAATCCTGGTTGGTTAGCTTCTCAACTATATAGTTTTAAAACATATAATCCTAGAGAACCTTTAAATTTTTTTCCAGGATATGAAGCTATATCAGATACTTTTTCTGCAGCAAAAGATTTAGGAAGTGGCAGACCTTTTAGAGAAGAAGGTGCTTTTTCAGACTACATGTTAGAGTACATGGATAAATTAAATTTATGGTTATTACCGCCAGAAATAAGAGATTTAATAGTAAAAGTAAATCCTGATGATTTATGGTGGCTTAATTATAGTCCACTTGTAGATAGAGATTTTGATGTTAAACCTGGAGATTTTGGTCTTCAGTTTGGTGATGAGGTTATGACACCATTTGGATTTAATATAGGAGGAGTAGTTGGTAAAACTTTAACTGAAGTAGGTAAAAAAGTAGCTAAAAAATCTGCTGATGATGTGTTGCTTGGAGACCCAGCTAAAACTCAAATAACAACTACTTCAAATACTTACGGTAAATATGCATCTTTAATAGATGAAGTAGGTTTAAATAAAAAAAATTATGAAGCTGTTAATATTTTAGATTATGGTTCTGGTTTAGGATTAGGTTCTAAAATTTTAGGAGAGGTTGGAGATGTTAAAAGTTTTGAACCATATGTTAATGCTAGTAGAATAAATAAATTAAATGGTAAACTACCTGACTATACAAAAACAAAAGATTTAATAAAGAAAGAATCTAAAACAAAATTTAATGCTATAGTTAGTCATGCTGTATTAAATGTAGTTGAAGATGTTAAAGTAAGGTCACAAATAGTAAAGAACATAGCTTCATTATTAGATGATGAAGGCATAGCTATCATAAATACAAGACCTGCTATTAGTGGTGCTACTAAAAAATATAAAGATGGTTTCTTAATGGGAAGTGATAAAAATATAACTTTTCAAAAACCTTTCTCTCAAAAAGAATTAACTAAGTTTGTTCAAGAAACTTTAGGTGATTCATACAATGTAATTAAAGTTCCAGATAGATATAAAATATCTGGTTCTAATGTATTAATAAAAAGGAACTTAAGTAATGATGTCAATGTCTAGCAAAAAATTTTTATCAGACTTTCTATCAGGATTGTTCAACAAAAACTCTTCTAAAGATACTTACGTGTCTAACATACCTGTTCGTCGTCCAACTCAACCTAGTATTGAAGAAGCCCCTCCTGTTTTTGAAGAAGTTTTAAAAGAATCTGAAAGTTCTAAAAACTATCAAGCAGTTAATCCTCAAGGATACATGGGAGCTTATCAATTTGGTGAAGCTAGATTACAAGATTTTAAAGATGATAAAGATAAAGATTTTTCTAAAGAAGAATTTTTAAATAATAAAGAACTACAAGAAGAAGTATTTGCTTGGCATACAAATGATATTAAAAACTATATTAAAGATAGAAAATTAGAAAAATATATAGGGCAAGAAATACAGGGTAGTCCTGTTACCATGGACGGATTAGTAGCTGTAGCTCACTTAGGTGGTAAGTATGGCATGAGAAAGTTTTTAGAAACAGGTGGAGAATATAACCCTAGTGATGCTAATGAAACAAAACTTTCTGATTACTTAGTTAAGTTTGGAAATAATGTAAGTGATATGGAAAAACCTCAAATGAATGAAGGTGGTTCTGTTAAAAAACAAATGGCAGAAGTTTTAAATAAAGATGCACCAGAGGGAGAAAGATTAGCTTATATTAATTCACAAGAAGAAAAGATGTTAAGGGATGCAGGTGGTAGCGGAGAATTAACAGAAGCAGGTATACCTAGTTATAGAGGACACACTGACTCTCACGGCGGTGGTGGTGGTTCAGGTTCTGGTGGTAACACGGGTGGTCGTGGTCCAGGAGATGGCGGTAAAAGAGGTAGAGAAAGACAAAAAAGAGAACAAGAAAGACAAAGAAAAGAAAAAGAAGCAAAAGCAAAGGCAGACAGAGAGGCAGCTGACAGACGAGAACGAGCAAGAATAGCCACTGAAGAAGAAAACAGAAGAGTCAGTGAAATAAAAGAAAGAGAAAGACAAAGAAAAGCTGATGAAGAAGCTGCTAATAGAAGAGAACAAGCAAGGATAGCTACTGAAGAAGAAAATAAAAGACTAAGAGAAATAAAAGCTAAAGAAGAAGCTAGAAAAGAAGCTAGAAAAGAAAGAAAAGCTTCAGGTAGTACTGTTTCCCAAGTAGAAGCAGCTTTTGGTCCTACGTATAGTGGAGGTATGTATGGTTATGGAACATATCTAGACCCTACATCTTCAACTTATAACCCAAAATTTAATGAATACTATGGAGCTGGTTATAGTTCTTTAAACTACAGTCAAACACAAGAAATACTAGGTGGAAATTATACTGAAGATAAATATAGTGGTGAGTTAAAAGAAGAAAGTATTATAGATAGTATAGTAGATACAGCTAAAGACTTAACAACATTTGGTGAACAAGACCAATTTAAACTAGATAAATTTGAAGGTCCAGGAACAGGACTTACACTTAAGTATAATTTTAAAAAGGGCGGTCTTTTAGATAGAAGCTCTAAAAAATAGTTGACAATTAAATATTTTTGTGGTATAATAAAATATTTAGAGTGGCTATAGGTAGCACTCTAGATGACAACAATAACAACAATAACTTGCTTAATGAAAGGAGTTAATTATGAACCTACCTACAAATAGAAGAGGTCTCGTATTCAACGCAGACCCATTTAAAAACTTAACAGTTGGATTCGATTCTTTATTCGACCAACTATCTTCACTGTCAGACTTTGAAGCACCGAGTTATCCGCCTTACAATATTCGTAAGATTGGTAATGATGGTTACGAACTTGAGATGGCTCTAGCTGGATTCAGTAAGAGTGATGTCAATGTAGAAGTAAAAGAAGACACATTAACTGTGTCAGCTTCAAAAGAAGGTAAAGATGAAGAGAATAGTTTTCTTCACAGAGGAATAGCTAAAAGGTCTTTCACTCGTAAGTGGACTTTAGCAGAACATCTTGAAGTAAAGGATGCTGAATTGAAAGATGGTATTCTTTTAATTAAGATGAAACTTAATCTTCCAGAAGAAAAGAAAGCTAAAACAATAAAAATAAAATAACCTCGTGTTTGGGGCAGGAGGCATTTTTTGTGCATTTTAGACGAAAAAAAACGCTCTAGGATGCACGAGGATTAACAAATCGGAGGTGTCTGGTACCCTAGCACCCCCCTAAAAAGGAGATAAAATGATAGAAAAGATAAAAGAACTAATCAAAAAGATTAGAGCTAAACTAGGAGTATAATATGGGTATTCCATTTGAAATGATAACCATGCTGGGTTCAACTGTACTCGGTGGGGTTATGAGTATATGGTCTCAAAGTATTAAAGCTAAACAAGCTCAACAAAAAATGCTTTTACAAAGAGCAGAAGTTCAGACTAAAGCTTTTAAAGAAGCTAGAGAGTATGAGAATGTAGGATTCCAGTGGACTAGAAGAATCATAGCATTGACTGCTATCTTTGCTATTGTTGTACTACCTAAGATACTTCCATTGATAGACCCACAAGCACAAGTTATCGTAGGTTACTTAGAATTTAAACCTGGCTTCTTGTTCTTTGAAGGTAAAGAAGTAATGCAATGGATTCCTATGGCACATAGAGGTATAATAATTACTCCTCTTGATACTAATTTAGTTGCGGCTATTACAGGATTATACTTTGGTGGAAGTTTGGTGAAGAAATGATTTGGATTCTAACTGCTATGCTCTGGTACACAGATGTAGAAAAACCAAGATATTCAGATTATAATGTTCAAGTTTTTGAATCAAGAGAAGAATGTCAGACTTATTTATTTATGAATAAAGCTAAGATAGTAACTGAATTAGCTATAGCTCATGGAATGGATAATGGAAAGTCTTTACAGACTTGGGCTTTCTTCTGTGAAAACAGAAAGCTAGAAGAAGTTTAAGGATTTAACCACTCTTTTGTGTTATCTCTGGTAGATATAAAACTATCAGAGATAGCCATTGTTGGTTCTTTTGGGTATACAAACATAATACATTTCTCACTTACATCTTTATCTATTTTTATTTCTGCAGGTTTATATCCTGCTCCTATCTCTAACAGATGAACACTTCGTTCAACATCCCCTTTTAATTTATAAGCTTCACCTTTAATTCTATATCCAGGTTCTCTCCTATATACAATAGGAAAACAACCTTGAGAAAAATCTTTTATATCAAAGTTACTGTGTAAAGTTTCACACTCACCTACAAATTCAGACTCCTCTAAAATCCAGTTTAGTCTGTGGTTCTTCTTTAATGTTCCGTATACAAAATATATCATTAGTTAATAGATGAAACATATTTTTGAATCCATTGTTCTAGTTCTTTAAATTTTAATTTAAGTTCTTTTACAAGGCCAACATAGAAATGTTTTTCTTCTTCACTCCTTTTAAATGTTTCATTCATAATGTCTGCTTCATCTTCTGGAAGAGCTGACACTTCTGATATCAACTGTCCATCAGTGTTAACTATAACACTATAACTAGCGATAACTCCTTCTTTCTTTTTCTTTGTCATTTTAATCCTCTTGTGGTGAAGTTACATCAACTAACTCACAGACACCACCAGTACATGCAAGTTCTTGAGAACCTGTAGTATTATCTTCTGATTCATAATCAACAAGCTTACCAAAGTCTATAGTAGTAGGCATCTCTTTTTTTAACTCAAGATATTCTTTTCTTTCTATGTCTTGATAAGGAGCTTGTTTATATATGTGGTCAGTGTAAGGTAAGAAACTAATACCAGAAACCTCATCAAAGTACTTGTATACCCAAGCACCTACTTCCATCCACTCATCTTCTCTAACACTAATAGTAACAGATGGTTTATGTTCACACCATTCTCTTTGATACTTTAACCACAATTCTAATTGTTGTAAAGCTGACATATCATTTCTAGTTACTGAACCTGGGGGAGATAAAGTAGGAAAAGAAAACACCGTAACTGAATCTGGTTTAGTTATATCTGGTTCGTTAGGAACTCCTTGGTCAATCATAAGTTGAGTCAGTGGGTCTTTCTTATCACATCTAACTGTTCTTATATAATAAGGATTATGTCTAGTGTGAATACCAGAAGCACTATCAACTAACTGACTTACTGTACCACTAGGCTTTACACAAGTAATAGCAGTAGATTGATTTATCTTTAATCGTTTAGCAAACTCTTTGTTAGTATCTACAGCAACTTGTTTTAACTCAGCTAAGAATCCTTTGTCTGGATTGTTAGTAAGTTTACTATCCATGATACCAGTAAGAGATACACCAAGTAGTCTTTCATCTTCTGTGTTTTGTTTCCATATCTTACGAATGTATTTAAAGTCAGTAAGTGTAGATTGAAATGTACCAAGTATTGTAGCTAATCTAACTTTTTCTTTTAGTATCTTATTAGTATCGGGACTACGAACAACAACTTCTGTAAGGTTACAAAATTGATATGGTCTTAATATAATTTCTGAACAAGGATTAGTTCCAAACTCATGTTCACTATCTCGTCTTCCATTTTCTTTAGCTTTGTTAATCGCCGCTTGTCTATTAAAGATACCTCTTTCACCAGACTTACTATCGTATAAAGCTTTCCATTCAGACATAAATAAAGCCATGTCTGGTCGTCTTGCATAACAAGCAGAGTTATTAGCTAATGCTCTTTGTCCATTATCTAACCACCAAGAACCACTCTTAGCATTACGAAGTCTATCATCTTGTATGTTACTAAGTGATATCAAAGCTGACCTACGAACACCACCTACAACAACAACTTCTCCAATCTTACAAACTAAATCATGACATTCAAGAGCGTCAAGTTTTCTACCAGAAGCGTTTTTAAATGTGGTGATTGCAAAGTCAAACAAATCTACAAGAGGTTGTGGACCACTTGCACGACCACCAAATGTTTTAAGTCTAGCACCTGCAGGTCTTACTCTTGTTACATCTATCTTTGGAACTTGACCACCATATAACATACCAAGTAGTTCTCTTAAAGATTTTGCCCAGCCAGTTCTACTATCTTGTACTACAACAACAGTATCACTATCCTCAAACTCTTCAGCAATAGTAGGGAGTTGTTCTACATAATCTCTTTCAACAGAAAAACCAACACCAGTGCCACACATAAGTATATACATTATCTCATCAAAACTTCTTACATCATTGATAGGCATATAACTACAATTATAACCAGCAGTATGGTCTTTAACTAACGCATTACCTGCTGTCATAAGTGCTCTCATTGAAGGCATAATACTTAAACTAAGAACTGCGTTTTCTAATTCATGTCTTAAATCTTTTGGTAAACTATATTTGTTATTACTTTTTAAATGTTCTTGCATGAAGTCAAAGTATCTTGATACAGTTTCATCCCAAGTCTCTCTTCGTTTTTCTGATTCAACAAATCTTGCATACCTAGATGCATGTATAAATTGTTGATAGGTCGTTGGTAGATAGTTGTTATTAGTCATTTGTTTCTCCTTCCGCTAATTCACCTGCAATAGAACTATAGCCTACCATGTCAACATAATCATCTGTGTTATGTGAACCTGCTTTAGTTCTAGCAACCTTTAATAATACCATCATCAATGCGACATCACGACCGCTAATGTCAAAGTCAAGATAAGCTGACCACATCTTTGCAATATTATCGTGGTTTATTTTTTTGTTACCGTGTGTTTTTTCTCTATCAGTAGAGACAATATCTTTTGCTTTATCAATGTAAGCTTGGGTCTTCATCTTTTGTTTTTCCTTTCGCTAAATTATTTATTAATTCCATTTCCATTTCTCTAGCTCCTATGTAATATAAAAGCTCTGGGTTATTGCTTACCAACCAACGAATACCATATGATATAGTATCAACTGATGGGTCTTCAGTATAGTTTATCATTTCTAATCCTACATCGCCTTCTCTGGGTGTGTTAGGTGTTAGTATTATGTAAGCTTTTTCTTTAGTTATCTTCATTGTTTCATCCAATCTAAAGGTATATTCTTATCACACCAAATAAAATTATTAGCTTCACACCAATCACTATACTTAGTTTTAGAACCCTTTCTTATTTTATTGTTTGCATTCATAAAACAAAAACGAATATCAAAATCTGTTTGGTCTTGTATCCATAAATGTTTCTTTCTATCTTCGATAGTTAATCTTCCTTTTAACTCAACGAATATGTTTGTCTTAGGAAAGTATAAGTCTGGTAAATAAGTTCTATCAATAGCAGGTTGAGTATAATCAATCTCATACTCTTCATACTTATACTTTATCTTTTTCTTTTTAATCTCGTTAACAATGTTCTCTTCGAACTTAGAGCGATATCGGACCTTCATCTATCATCTTCTCTCTTCTTAATTGTCTGGCACTAGGCACAGAACTTTGTTGTAAGTCTTCAAATGCCCAATGTGGATTTCGTTTTAATCTTTTCATTACCCATTTAAAAGACCAAGCACTTAAATATAATTGAAAGTTATGCATGTAATGAGTTTGCTTAGGCATTAAACTTAATATATTATTTATATTAACTTTCTTTTGTTCTTCTTCTGGAAGCAAAGACTTCAACCACAAAACTAAAAACTCTTTGGCTCTGCGTCTTAATACTTTTATTTTCTTTCTATTCATACTGTGATGTTATTTCTTCTACCTTTGGTTGACTGATTACCTTAGTCATAAATACATTGGAATTTGCATACTTGAACACTCTGAGTCCATCGCCATCATTAGAATCAGCATGACAAATAAACTTATGAGGACAGTAGACGCACCCAACAGGAAGTTTAAGGTTGCCAGTTTTGTCATGAGGTATCGGCTGATAACATTTTTCAGGCGGTTCATTCTGTGTTAGTTTCTCCTTTAAGTTATTAATTAAGTCTTTCGCATTGGGTTTCATTAATTCATCTGGTCTAAACAATGCAATCTCTCCAGACGATTTGTTTACTGCAAGTAGTCCGCCATTAGTAGTACCTTCGTTATGTTCGTACCCTGCTAACTGTGCAATGTATCCGAATGGGTCATCTTCATAAAGAGTACCATTCTTAAATTTTTTAAATGACATAGCAGAAGCAGACTTAACATCAACTACTTCACCATCAATCTTACAATCCATATGACCATTGACATCTTCTACTTGTACTTTCTTTTGTTGAGCAGTAACTGTATGTCCAGATATTTCAACAAGAAATAGTAATAGATGTTCAAGAACATGACCATACAAAAACTTTAGTTGTGTTGATGGGTCATGTATCTCTTGTTTTCTTTCGATATGATTATCATACCAAAGTTGACGAGCAGGTCTACCAATAACAGACATTCGTAAACCTTTACCAGAACTTTTTCTTGGTTGTAACCAATCTAATAAAGCAAGTTTAGTATTGTTTAAGAACTTATCTATCTGTTCTTCTTTAACTTTTGGTGCTTTACCACTTGATATACCAGATAGTATACCATTCATGTCATCAATTAAAGTGTCTAGTTTTTTAGTGTGTTTCTTGCCAGTTGTTTCCATATTTATATTCTCCATTTAAAGGACATCTAATTCCTAATTCTTTACCTGCATTGATAATAGAATCAACTGCAAGACTACCAAAGTCTTCTGCTTGAGATTCAAGAACTTCATATTGAAACTCGTCGTGTACATTAGCGACTGGTCTTGCTTTTAGTTTATGTTTACTAACTTGTTCTTCTAAAAGAATCAAAGCTTTCTTCATTACGATAGCACCACCGCCTTGTATTAATGTGTTGAGGGCGGAGTGTCGGTTTCGGATTCTAAGTTTTCTTCCGTCGATTCCTCTGAGCCAACCTTTTCCAGTAGCTTTGTCCACTCGCTTTCTAAAGTTTGCAAGGGCTGGAGTACCTCTAAGAAATCTGTCTTTAATCGCCTTGCCATGATTTCTAGACCCACCGCAGATAGCTCCGAGTTTTTCGTCACCTGCCCCATAAATGAAGGCATAGATGAAAGTCTTTGCTTGGTCTCTACTGCTAAGACCTGCAAGATTTTGATTTGTTGTGTGTATATCTCCATTAATGATAGCATCTATATATTCCTTATCGTTCATGTAGTGGGACAATATTCTTAACTCAAGACCAGAAGCATCTACTCCCACTAGTTTGTAGCCTTCTGGTACTACCCAAAGTTCTCTGCATTCTTTACCGTAGGGAGAATACACTGCAGGAACTTGAGCCATATTGGGCGACTGATGGCTCATTCTACCAGTGATAGCACCATTGGTTATCACTCTTCCGTGTACTCTCCCATCTCTTGCTACTGCTTCTACCCAAGATTCAACTTGAGCAATTCGTTTCTGCAGTAGAAGAAATTCTTTTATAAGTTCTGCCTCTGGTATATCTTTAATACCTTGTAGAACTTTCTCATCTACTATTGGTTGTCCGTGTTCAGTAAACTTACTCGGCTTCCAACCAAAATGTCTTAGCCATCTTGCAATCTGTTGACGACTACCTAGATTAAACTCTTTCATTTCTATGAGAGAAATATCTCCCACAACATTGACCCACCCCTCTCCCAGACTAGTTAGTCCAACCGTACTTAGAGAACCATCTTTACGATAACGAGGTTTTACTATCTTAACGAAAGTAGGCAGTGGTATAAATCTTTTTCTAACCTTTTGTTCAATTTCATTTATCTTCTCTCTTAACTTACCTAACAAAAGGTCTGCCTTAACTACATCAAAAAGAAAACCATTGTTCTCTTGTCGTGTGATTATCCTAGCTATATCATGCTCTAGTCTAATCGCCTCACTAGAAAAGTCTGGGTTATGTTTAATCAAATAACCAAGAACTCTTTCCGTAAGCTCTACATCTCTGATACAATACTCAAGCATCTCATCAGAGTATTCAGAGAAATTTTTAAAGTCTAACTTTCCAAACTTTAATCTCTCTCCGAAAGATTTTAAAGAATGTCCACCCTCTCTAGAAGGATTAAACAATCTTGATAAAACTAAAGTATCAATGACTTTACCTTTATCATGTAGGTCAATACCGATAATCTTTTTAATAACTGGTGCATCAAATCCTATAATGTTATGCCCAACGAACTCATCATACCTATCAATATAAGCACCAAACTTATCAAGCTCATCTTCCTTAAAGTATGTGATTTGTTTGTCGTCTTTACATACAATAAGAAAAATTCTATCTGGTAGTATATCTGTAATAACAGTTGTTTCAACATCTAAAAATACTCGCATCAATCTCGCCCTTGTTATAATGTTTCATCTTCAAACTCTTCGCCAGTTGGCTTCTCGGTCTCATGTAGTCTACCAGTTTCTTTATCATAGTATAGATATGTAGCTGGACCAGTCATACCTATGAACCTATTCTTTAATACTCTTACGCAAGTTGTATTCCTTAGAGTAGGACTATCATTCTGTGCATCTCTTTCAAGACCAATAACCATATCAGATAACTGACCAATAGAAGCTGAACCTCTTAGTTGTGATAGTGAAGTCGCTGCTCCCTCTTCGTGTCCTTTACCGTCTGGTCTACGCAAGTGAGAGATAAGTATTAAAGCTATATCTGTTTCTTCAACAAGTGTTCTTAGCTTTGTCATAATCTCATCAAGTGCTTTTCTTTCATCTCCATACTCTTGAGATGATACGACCATACTAACATGGTCAAGTACAATGTATCTACAATCTAATGCTTTAGCCATGTACCTAACTCTAGATACAATGTTATCTACTGAATTAGAACCAAAGTGTTTATAGAAATAGAATCTACCAGTACCAACAGTAGAGTCAAAGTATCTTCTTTTATCATCATCACTCATGTGAATGTCTGGTCTACGCAAAGGTAGATTAGCTTCAACACTCATGATATCTAGTGCGGTAATCTTAGGACTTTCCTCAAGCATAATCATACCAATCTTTTCTTCTGTATTCTTGAATAGATTGTATACTAATTCTTTTATGATAGAAGTTTTACCAAGTCCTGTACCTGCAGTGAATGTAACTAACTCACCACTACGAATACCATAAGTCATCTCGTCTAGTCCTTGCCAACCATAATTAACTGTTGACCTTACGACTGGAGCAAGAACTTCTTCTAGTAATGACTCACCTTTAATGATACCATCTGGTGCATAGGTAGGTGCATTCCACCAAGACTTAATGTACTCTTGATACTTGTTTGCTTTAAGTAAATCGTTAGCATCTTTGTATCCCTCTGGTAGTTTTAATATCTTAACTTTTGATGGGGCGAACAACTCAGCAACTTTCTTACTTGCTTCTCTACCGACATCATCATTATCAAAGTTAATAACAATGTTATCGAATTGGTCTAACCAATCATAGCTTTTCTTTATATCTTTGAGGGCGGAAGCTACACCATTCTTAATGCTTACTACTGCATACTTTGAACCAAGTAATTGATAGACCGACAACGCATCAATCTCACCCTCTGTTATGGTAACATATTTACCACCATTGTATAACTGCTGACCGAACAATCCAGAGTCAGAGGTTGAACCCTTTATCGAGAATTGTTTATTCTTCACATACCTAGTCTTGGTAGCTAGAAGAGAACCAGTCGAGTCATAGTATGGGTAGATGTGTCTGTCTATCGTGCCACTTGCGTCGCTGATAACCTTGACCCCATACTTTTTAACTGTGTCTTCGTTGATACATCTATCGCCGATAGCACTAAAAGTACCTGCGTTGTTTTCTATTATTATTGGTTTTGTTTGAACTGCTTGTATGCCCATTGTGTCGCCCTCATTTATATTTGTTTGTTCTGGTGGGAAGTAAGTGTTGCAAGAGAAACAGTAAGAACTACCGTTTTTATTAACACTCCTTGCGTCACTACTCCCACACTTATCACAAGCTATGTGATACTTAACAAAGTTGTTGTTATCCATTGTGTCGCCCCAATCATTTTAACTTAATTAAAATTCATCAACGGAATCTGTTGCAACAAAGCCATCAACCTTATCGAACTCTTCACCGTAAGGGATTAAGTCGATAACTTGAACTGCTTGTAAGTCTAAACCTACACCAGCTTTACCTGCATAATTCCAATCGTATTCTTTGTACATAACTTTCACTTGTGAACCGTTACCTACAAGAACATCAATCGCATTCTTAGCAGAGTCTACTAGCTTTGGAGCAGGGTTACTCGTACCATCTGCACGATTAACTCTTCGTTTGAATTTAACAATCTTACCTCGCTCATCTTCTTTAACAGTAATGCCTTTGCTACTAAAGTCTTTAGCAACATCATCATCAACTGCTAAGTCAATCTGATAAACAGGGTCGAAAGTTGTGTTGGGTCTAGTGATAGATGCCCAATATGCTTTTCCTTGAACTGTAGCCATAATGTTTTCTCCTAATGTTATTTGTTAATGTTATTATAATGTTTGCATTATACCATATAACTTTTTATTTGTCAACAACATAATGCGGTTATTTAAAAACAAGATATAAAAATCCTATTTAAAAATATTTTAAAATGTTATTATTGTTTTTATTATAATTAAAATAATAACTCTTTAAAAATCTATATAGATTATATCACGATTCGTTTTCATTGTCAAGAACTTTTTTATTGTTATCCACAATTCGTAAATGGTTTCTTTGTTTTATGTTCTTGTTTTGTTCTTTAAGGTAGTTAAGGTATTGAATATCCTTGATTTTTACTTGAGGTAAACAATCCCATACTGTTTGTATATACCAAACAATACTCTCTTCATTTAAATCACCCTTAATTAAAACATGAAATAAATCTCTAGCTTCCTTTGTTATCGTAGTCATGTAGTCGCTCCCCTCTTTTTATTAAAGTCCAATATGTTTGGGCTTCTCTTAATAATTTTTTTACTGTTCTTCTTTGTACAACAATATCTTTTTCTTTTAGTGAACTTGATATATATTCACTAACAAAATCTTCAAAGTCTTTACCAAATAATATTTTGTATGAGTCCATTTATAATAAATTAAAGACTACTGTACAAATAAATAAACTTATTCCTACACTCGTACCTATAATAAATAATTCAAACTTCATAACATTTCCCCTATTACTACTACATTCAGTATAAAAATTACTGCTAATATTAATATCTTTATATCTTCTTTATTCATCTGACATACTATAAAATGTTTCATTAAATATTTCTTTGATAGGTATTAGTACACACTTAGAGGCTTTGTTATCCCCTACATTCTTTGTGAGTTTACCTTTGTATTTATCTACAATACCTTTCAATACCTTTGTTGGAAACACAAGAGTACAGAACTCTCCCTCTTTTAATTCTAATCTATGAAACCAGTAATCACTTTCAGTTTTATAGATACCACTTGGCTTACCTCTATACTCATACTCTATTGCTATGTTACCAGTTTTTCTCCACCAAGACCTCTCACTTTTAACT